CAACAAGGGACTATGTTCATTTACTTGTAGAGGATGTAGAGAATAGAAGCTACATCTTATTCCATAGAGGTAATTACCCTAAAGACACAAGCGGTTGTATTCTAGTAGGACTAGGAAGCCAACAGGACTTTGTTAGTAACTCCACGTTAGCTATGGACTTATTAATCAAAGAAGTAATACATTTGGGAGGTGAAAATATTAATTTAATAATCAAAAATAAATAATATGAAAAAGTTTTTTCAGAAGTATCTTATCGGTCAGATGGTAAAGTCTAAGAAGTTTTGGTACGCAATCAGTTCAGTAGTTGTTCCTGCTATTGTAACTTACTTAGGAGTTGATGATGTAACTGCAAGAGAATTATATCACGCTATCTTGGTTCTTATTGTTGGACAAGGAATCGCAGACGTTGCTAAAAAATAATCGTTATAGACTAAAACCTCACGAGGTAGCTGCTATACAGAAAATGCGAGAAACTGAAACTAGAAACATTCTAGTCATAGGGGATTTGCACGAACCCTTCTGTTTAGATGGCTACCTTGATTGGTGTTTAGAGCAGTATGAAGCCTTTAATTGTAATCAAGTTATCTTCATAGGGGATATTATTGATGCTCACGGCTTTAGCTATCACGAGCCTGACCCTGATGGTATGTCTTCAGGACTAGAACTTGAAACTGCTATAAAGAAGATAGCTAAGTGGTATGAAGCTTTTCCTCACGCAGACGTTATGATAGGTAATCACGATAGAATGGCTTCACGGAAGGCTATGTCAGGTGGTATTCCTGCTGCTTGGATAAGGTCTTACAATGAAGTATTAGGAACTCCAGGTTGGAATTGGTGCGATTCTGTTATATATGATGACGTACTTTATGAACACGGTGAAGGAGGACAAGCCGCTGCTAAAGCAAAGAACAACCTAATGTCATCTGTTTGTGGTCATACCCATACCCTTGCTTATGTTCAATGGTTCGTAGGTAAACGCTTTAAAGTATTTGGAATGCAAGTTGGTTGCGGCGTGGACTCCACGACTTACGCAGCAGCATACGCTAAGAACTTCAAAAAACAGTCAATCGGCTGCTCAGTTGTTCTAAATAACGGCGAATTACCAATCAATTTGTTAATGACTTTATAGGTTTTAACTACTTTTTTCACTCTTTTTTTAATTTATTTTACTTCAATCTACTAGATTAGAATACCCTTTTCTGTTAAAAACTTCGTTAAAAACTTTGTTAATTCAAAAAAAGGTTTTATCTTTGCTTCATAATTAATCAAATAAATATTATGAAAAATTTAACACAATGGCAAGTATGGGTAACAAAAGGAAGCCAACCTATTATAATGAGCTTACCCTTCAATAATGTAAATACAGTCTTTGAGTTCTTATGTGAGAACCTTAACAAAAGACCTGTATCAATTTCAAAACTTAATTAAGATGAAAAATTTACTCTCAACACTTTTAGGAATAGCAGGACTTTTCGGCTGCTTATATATACTACTAGCGTCTATTACGCTTTTAGAACTTTTTTTAGGATTAAGATAATGGAATTTAAAATGAAAGAAGCAACAAGCAAACCAGAAGCTATTATAAGCTTGCTAGACGTTCAATCTAATAAGCCTGAGTTATTACCTGACAATACAGTTTTAACTGAATACGGACTTAATTTATTAAAATTTCAAGTCGTTAGAGATTTATATATTAAAGTAAAATCAGCTTACTATAATTCTCAGGATAACTCAAAAAGATTTTAAGATGACAATACAAGACGCAGAATATTTAGAACACTCTACTTACATTGACTACAACAAGCCTCACTATAGTAAGTTTATGGGGTATCAATTAGACAATAAGAAAGTAATAGCTGAAGAATGGCTTTTAAAACCTCAACACCTACAATCAGGAGTTCATACTTATGATAGAAAATCAGGTCATTTTAATAACGATATAAGTTATAATAATAGGTCAGTAATTATAATAGGAACAGAACTACAGACTTTCAGGAAGTTTGAACATATGCTAAAGACTTACGGATGGCAAATTCAAGATGACTGGAAAGTAGAATTAAAACCTGAATACTTAGCATACTATAAAGAAAATAATAATTCACCAATAATAATAAATTTAAAATAATGCCAATAGAAATACAAGAAGAAAAACAAGAACTAATCCACAAAAGAATGAATGATATTAATACATTCCAAGCTCACGAAAATGAAGTATATTTAAGAGGAACAGATGAATACGGAAAAGACTTCCAAATCTGTTTTGACGCTTATAACTTCTTAGAATGGATTGATATAGAACAAGTAGATTATATAAAACAACAGTTAGTTAAATATATTAAGAGTAAATAAATTTAATACCTTTACACAGAATTATAAACAAATAAAATATATGAAAACAGAAAACAAGCAGGACTATTTAATAGCTATACAAAGCGAATTAAAAGCACCTAAGAACCAATTCAATAGTTTTGGTAAGTATAAGTACAGAAGTGCTGAAGATATATTAGAAGCCGTTAAACCACTTTTAAAGAAGTACGGCTGCTACTTAACAATAACAGAAGAAACAAAAGAGATTGCAGGGTATTTAGTTTTAAACTCTAAAGTATCTATTTCAGATGGTGAAAAGACTATCTATGTTGAAGCTCAAGCAGGTATTAATCCTGAACGTAAAGGAATGGATATTGCTCAATCGTTTGGCTCTAGTAGTTCTTATGCTAAGAAGTATGCACTTGGTAACTTATTCTTATTAGATGACACTAAAGACGCTGATAGTAATAAAGTAAACGAACCTGCTGCAAAGCCTCAAATGAGTACAGACATTTACAATGCAATGTTAGAAGCAATTAATACAGGAAAAGGTGAAGCAGTTTCAAGAAAAATGAACAACTATAAAATGAGTAAAAAACAATCCGAAACATTAGGGATAATGATTCAAGGATAATAATTTAATTAATAAAGTCCTGCACAAACAGGCACAATAAAAATGGAAGTAAAAGGAAAATTAGTAAAAAAGTTAGAAGTAGAATCTGGAATTAGTAAGTCAGAAAAGGCTTGGCAAAAACAAACTTGTGTAATAGATACAGGTGGAGATTTTAATAATGAAGTAGCAGTTAGTGCTTTTGGTGATAAATTGGCTCAAATGAATAAACTTGAAGTAGGAATGGATGTAGTTATTCTTTGTAATGTTTATTCAAGAGAATACAAAGGAAAGTATTATCATAATATTGATGGCTATCACTTTACTTCAAATTCAAAAGCTGAAGCTCCAGTTGCAGCTCAGTCTGATGATTTACCCTTCTAAGATGACTGAAGAATATAACTTTAAATCTATATGCGGTCTTACTACTAGAGTTCTAGGCTTTCCTGATGGTTCACTTTCTACTAAGAGTAGGAAGCGACCACTACAGGCAGCTAGAGCTGTAGCTAGTTACATAGCAAGAACTGAAGAGGACATACATAGAGCAATCATAGGTAAAGTCCTTAACAGAGATAGAAGCCTTATTTATCATTATGAAAAGACACATAAAAAATACTTTTCTACTTGTTTAGTTTACAGAAATATTTTTAATAAAGTTTACAAAGCTTATATGAATATTGATGGGACTAAAGATTTCTTTTTAAAAGGAAATACAATGAGGACATATTTATTAAAAAATGGCGTTTCTATGCTATATGGTGGTGATATTACTTTAGAAGTAAAAAGTGGTAAAGCTATGTGTAAGATAAAAACTTCTTATTTTGAATATCTTAATCAATTAGAATATATTAAATTAGCCCTCAAAAATTATCATTATTCTGTAACAATTATATGAAACACTTACTAAGCAGTTCAGCATTTATAGTATTAAACAAAGAATTAGCAAGGCAGGTAGGATTAAAAGAAGCTATCCTACTTGCTGACCTAATTTCAAAAGAAGAATACTTTATAGCTAATGGGATGACTGATGGGTGGTTTTTTAATACTGAAGCCAATATTGAGAAAGATACTACCCTTACACCTTATCAGCAGCGAAAGTGTCTTAAAACTCTTAAAATAAGTCTAGTCTTAGAAACTAAACGAAAAGGAATACCTGCTAAACAATACTTCAAAATAAATGAACAACAAGTTATTAAGTTACTGAACAACTTGTCAGCTACAAACTTAACTTCTATTAATAAGAATAAAGAAATAAGATTAATAAATAAATACTTTACAATACCAACGATTTCTGAAGTTGAAAATTATTGTATTGAAAGGAAGAATACTATAGATGCAGAATCTTTTATTAATTTTTATGATAGTAAGGGTTGGATGGTTGGTAAAAACAAAATGAAGGATTGGAGAGCTTGCGTAAGAACTTGGGAGATGCGAGAAAAAAAGAAACCAATTAAAACTAGTAAAATAGATAGTCAAATTAATGAATACTTAAAAGGAAAAGAATACTTATGATACCATTAAAACAAGAAGAACTGAAAGTGCTAACCGAAAAGGTATATGACCTACTTACAACTACTAAAATAGAGATAGGGCATAATACTGATGGTAAGACACTAGCTAGTCTAAGTAAAATATTTGCTTCTGACTTAATTAAAGAAAAACGATTTGGGAATATGACTTGGAATCAAGTTGAAGATGCTTTTCATATAGGCGTTAGGTTTGGTAAGGACGAACCATTCTTAAACATCAGAACCTTTTACAGATGGGTATATGCTCATAAAAAAGTAATAGATGATGCAACTTATCAAGCAGAAACATTAAAACAAGAGAACGTATTATATTATCAGAAAAAAATCATAAAATTATTAAAATGAAAACAAAAAAAGAAAAAATGTATGACCCTGAAAAGACAGGAAGTTTCCGAATGATGTTTGGATTTCCTCAACCTTATGTTTATGCAAACAGAAGAACAAGTAGTGGAATTAAAGACGTGTATGTTAATCTAAAAGCCGATAGGTTAAAATGATGAAAACAAAAGACAAAGTGAAGTTTTGGCTTGATAAATACCCAAGTCTAAGAGATGATGATAACAGGCTATGTTCAAATATTTGGTCTGAAGAATTAATTGAAAAAGGTTTTGAAGTAAGTCAGTTCTTAGTTGTTTATGCTTGCAGCAAATTAACTTCAGCTCCTAGCATTAAAAGAGCAAGGGCAAAGCTTCAGGAAGAAGAACCTAAATACAGAGGTGAAAAGTATAATTTAAGGAAAGGCATATTACAAGACAAATGGAGAAAAGACTTAGGATATGAAGAAAACAATTAGCAAACTAAAAAAAGAACTTGACAAGTGGTTCAGCTTGTTCATCAGATTGCGTTCTGCCAATGAATATGGTATGGTACAATGTTTCACGTGCGGCATAGTCAGAGAATATAAAGATGGAATGCAGAACGGACATTTTCAAAGTCGTAAGCATATGGCAACAAGATTTGATGAAGAAAATTGTCAGGTTCAATGTATCAAGTGTAATATGTTCAGTCAAGGAGAACAGTTTAAGTTCGGAATAAATTTAGATGCTAAGTATGGAGAAGGTACAGCAGAAGAACTAGAGTATTTAGCTAGGACTATTCATAAAGTATCAAGAGTAGAATATGAGGAAAAAATAAGTTATTACAAAAATGTTGTTAAAAACTTAAAACAAGAAAAAGGAATAGCGTAACTATTTAAGTATCTTTGTCGTATGACTGAACCGATTTACGCAAATGATGAACACCGAGTAATATTAGAAACTTATATTACAATGTGTCAAGAGTTCGCTAAAGAAGTCAGTACAAAGAACCGATACAATAATTTTTTAGAAGTAGTAGAAATTATTATAGAGTATTCTAATAATTATGGTTCAGGAACTAGGGAAAATAATTTTTGGGATTGGATGCTAATAATTCCTATAAACTTAGCAGTTGCTACAAATGGTTTTTTTGCAGGAGTAGAAACAAAAAGTAATGCAGCAGTAGTAAAGGCTTATAGAGTTGTTCTTGACGAATTAGTACAAGATACGGTAGACAAGATAGATAAGATTGAACCAATTAATGACTGAGATTTATTTAGAAATATCAAAGCTATCAGATAAGTTTAGGACTATGGCTTTTGGACTCACCTCAGATGAGAATGAAGTTAATGAAGCAGTACAAGAACTTTTATTATACTTATTACAAATGAATCCTGTAACTCTAAAGACAATTTATGACAATGATGGTATTATAGGTGTTACAAAATATGGAGCTGTTGCTTTAAGACGTGCTTTGACAAGTCCTAGAAGTAACTACTATTATAAGTACAAGAAGTATTACACTCATATTGATAGTCTGACTAGTGCAGTTACTTATGATGAAATGGATTCAGGAGAAACAATACCTTCTAAGCACCTTTACAACCTGCCTAACGAGATAACAAGCTGTTATCAATGGACTAGCCTTGAAAAGATAGATAGTGCGTTAGACGGCTTTACTTGGTACGATAAGAAAGTCTTTGAGCTTTATTATTACGAGGGCAATACTTTAGACAGCCTGGCAAAGAAAACAGGAATAAGTAGAAACAGCCTGTTTACTACGATAGACAAAGTAAGAACTGAATTAAAATACAAGCTGAGTGAATAAATTTTTTGTACCTAAAGAAATATATGAAGATAGGATAAGCATCTGTAAGTCTTGTGTGTATTACTTCAAGCCTTCAGGTCAATGTAAGAGGTGTTTATGTTTTATGAAAGTAAAAGCAAGGATAGCAACACAAGAATGTCCTCAGAAGTATTGGAGTAAGACAACAGAGGTAGAAGTAAGAACAGATATACCTGAAGAAATAATAGCAGAGATTGTATTACTTTGGGAGGACTTAAAAACAGGAAGAGCTAAAGACCAAAGAGCAAAAAAATCTATGATTGAGATATACAATACGTTATACAATACGAACTATTCAACAGGTACTAATTGCGGCTCTTGTATAGCAGCTTGCTTTGATGGAATAAAAAAGATATATAAAGAATACTCAGGAAATAATTAATAAATAAAGGGTAAGACCTAAAAAGCTTTTGATTTTTCAGACCTGTGTAGTAGAGGGGGGGTGTGGTTACCTCCCCAATACAATTAACTATATGCAAGTAAATATAACAATGGTAAAAATCACAATAAAAGATGTAAAAGCATATAATTTGTCTTGTTTATTCAGCATTTTAAAAGACAAAAGAGTAAAGCCCCTCTCACTAATAAGGGCGATAGATTATGAAAGAAACAAAAACAATAGACGAAATGTTAGACTTATATGGGTTTAATAGGGATTCTCTAAAGGCATACATTGAACACTATGTGAATCAAAGATTAATTGATGAGTTGGAAACATTTATTGACCATTCAGGTAAGTATTATGGTGTGGATTATGCTATAAAAGAAAGAATTAAAGAACTAAAACAATAGATATGAATAAAAACATAGTAGTAATATGGCCGTAGAAAGAACTTATAAAACAATCAAATGGATATTGAAAGACAATATCAAAAAGAACGTCAGAGCTTTGTGGACTTGGAAGGATGACAACTTTACCTGCATATATGAAAATTATAGCGGTGATGATAGAATCTATACAAGCTCACAGCTTTTAAACCTTTTAACAAAATGATGATATTTACAATACTTGGAATTATAACAGCAGCTTTCTTTTTTATAGTTATTCTTATGAGCATAATAGAAACAAGAGTAAAGAACAGAACAAAAGAAAAGCTACTTTGGAATATGGAGAAAGTAGAAACTAAGATAAATGTAAAAGATAAAGTAGTTACAAGAACAGGAGGACTTGAAAATGATAGGCTAAATGAAAGACAATAGAATCCCTAGCTACTATATAGGAAGTCGTTACAAGATTGAAGCTCGTAAAGT